CGCCGTCAAACCTGACGGCGAAGCGCTCCTCAGCCACAGTCCACCGCCGCACCATGGGACCAGAGTATGACTTCCTGCCCCGACGGATCTGGACCGACCTTCTGCTCCGCGCACCGAGCTGCGACACGCTCGATCAACCCCCCGTGAGTCCCCTGCACCGCTTCTACTCCTCGTTGTCCTGCGAGGCCTCAGCCTCGGCATCCTGGCGCCGACGGATCTCGGCACCGATGTTCCGCCCCCGCTTCGCGGCGAGAGCGAACTCGTCCTTCTCCCACGGCCGGTCGGGCGCCGCAGCGGCGCCGCGCTCGCCGGTGGTAACCCCATCTGGCTGAGGCGAATCTTCCACGATGTCGCCGAGGCCCCGCTGGCGCATCGCGTCCTCGACGAGGGCGCGGAGGCGGAGGACGGCATCCACCGTCTCGCGATGAGGGGTGCCCTGCACGAGCTGGGTGTAGAGCTCCTCAAGGCCGTCGTCGGAGAGTGCGGAGGGGTCGATGCCCTCCGCGTCCATCCGGCGGTACTCGTACGGGGGCAACGGTCTGGCTTCGAGCTCGAGTTCAAGGTCGACCATCCTGTCGTTGTCGCGGATGAATCCGCGGATGACATCGAGGACGACGCGTCGCTGCTGGGTGGTGAGGTAGTCAGATCCGTCGGGGAGCTGCTCCGCGAGCGGAGCCATCGGGAGCGGGAGCCCCGCGGCCTCGTAGACCTTCGCGAGCGGCATGTTCGCGAGGACTGCTAGAGCCTCGATGGTCTGGCGCTGAGGAGTGCTCTCGTACTTCCCGGCGAGGATCCGGTCCACCGTCGCATACGACAGCGTCAGGCCCTTCTGGGTAGCGATGCGCTGCAGAGCGCGCCCACCTTTGCCGCCGTTGAGGTCGGCAGCGCGGCGTGCGACGTCCTGCAGCGTGAGCTTCTTGCGGGCCATGGAGGGATCCTCGGGAGTCTGGTCAAGCTTCTACACCTGGCGAAAGCGCGCAAGCTGACAACCAGATTAGCCGGGATGCAGTCGTGCGCTGGGAACTTGGGGGTTGACGGGCGACAAGTGGTCGACATACGGTACGGGTACCACTTGTCACTGACCCGAAAGAGGTGCAGGATGTACGTCATCACGGAGCGGCGACCCTACGGATATGGGCGCCCGAAGATCCGCTACTCGAGGGAGTCATGGATGAAGGTCAAGGACCCTCTGCCGATCAGGCGAGGCCGCGAGTCCCAGGGGTACAGCCAGCGAGACCTGGCCGCCCTGTGCCGGTGCACCCAGGCTGCGATCTCGGCGCTCGAGACGGGTGCCATGAAGTCCTGCAGCGACGACCTGGCCCGGACCCTCTGCCGTTGGATCAAGCGCGACCTCGACGAGGTCTTCGTCGTGCCGGCTGTGACAACTGGTACCCGCACCGAGTCGCATCGCGGCGCCAAGACCACGAAGGCGGCCGCGTGATGACCGAGCAGCAGACCACCAACTTCGCCTACACCAACCACGTCGCGACTGCGCTCCATGGGCTCGCGAAGGCCGCCGCCGGCGCCGCCGATCTGATCTCGGCCGCCGACGCGCAGAGCGGGCCCCGCGACATCAACGACCGAGACCGAGAGATCGTCCGCAGCGTGCACGACGTAGCCCGCTACGCCGGCTCCCTCGCAGGCGTCGACCTTTGCTCAGGCCTCGGCATCGCTCCGACCGTCGCTGAGGGCGGCGGCGATCTCCCGGAAGTCCGGGATGAGGACGAACCCCTTCTCCGCGTGGGACGACTTCAGCCCCTCAAGGACAGAGGCGTTGGCGATCAGGGGAACGGGGCCTCCCGTGACGTCGAAGCGGAGGTCGCTGGGAGTAAGCACCATGCGGGTCACAACACGATCACCGTTCCCGCCGTGCTCGATGGCGACCTTCACCGACTTGTGGTCGCCGAGAAGGTCTGCGAGGCCCTCGTAGAACGCGAGCGCACTGGGCGCGAACGCTTCGCCGTCGAAGTTGAACGTGAAGTCCCGGATCTTCAAGACGCTCTTCATCATGCTTCTCCCTCTGCTGGTGCTGGTGTGGAAACCCCCAGCGTAGAGGGAGAACCGGGCGCGGGAGCCGGGTCCCCCGAAGCTCCCGCGGCCACCCTTCCCCGGCTCTGCTTCAGGGAGCAGACGGGCATGCCGTTCGACGAGGACGGCGACCTCGTCGTCAAGGACCTCGGCTACGCGAAGCGGGCCGCCAAGTACGCGACCGCCTGGGCCCGGATGAGCCGGCCCGCGCTCGCGATCTCCAAGATCCGCGATGCCCGCGCTGCCCTCGACCGCGCCGAACGGGACCTCGCCCGATACGCCCCGCCCGACCCCACCTGACCCACCCCGCCCCACCGCATCGAAGGAGTCGTCGATGACCATCACCCCGATCCGCGCGCCCCGCTCGCACGAGCGCCCGCTCGCGATGCTGGCCGCCCCCAGCACCAGCGCCGCCGCGCTGCAGCTGCCCGCCCCGGCCGGCACCCTCACGGACCCGGAGCCCTGCACCTACTGCGGCGGCCGCCGGCCCGCCGAGGGCCTCCCCTCCCCCGATCACATCATCCGCGACCTGCTCGCCACCCACCGCAAGCAGTGCGACTGCATCGCCGCGCACGGCCGCCGAGACCTCGCGCTCGACGACCAGATCCGCGACCTGCTCAGCGACCTCGACGCGGCCGACCGCAGCGCCGAGCAGGAGGGCCGCGACGCGGACCTGTTGTTCTGCGCCGACGTCTGCTGCGACCCCGCCGAGGTGACCCGATGACCGCGCGCCGCGGCCGCCGCCGCGCTCGCCGCCGCTGGTTCGCAGACCTCATGGACGCGCTGGCCGACCTCCCCGCCCCTCGTCACCGCAAGGAGAAGGCGTCGTGACCACGAAGACGATTCAGCAGCAGGTGCAGGCCGGCATCGATGCCCGGATCGACCAGGACCCGGCGGTGCGCATGGGCCGCGGGTACTCGGTCGCCTACGCGATCATGCTCGGCTACGACGGGTCAACGGTCGAGCAGGCTGTCGAGGCCGCGTGGAAGCCGGGCGGCCCGTCCCGGGACGAGATCCGCAAGCACATCGAGTGGCGCCGCGCAGACCCGGCCAGTTACCCGCCGGACTCGCCGTGCAGCGTCGCCCCGCGCTCGTCCCGTCGCCCCGCGACCTCGGCCGCCCCTGGGCGGGTGGCGGCATGAGCGCGCGGGTCCTGAGCATCCTCGAGCGCCGTCGCCCCCGCGCGGTCGTCACGGCAATCGGGTTCCGGCCGGCCGACATGCGGTTCGCCGTCGGCTGCAGGTGCGGGTACTCCACGGTGCTGCGGTCCCGGACCGATGCACGGGAGGCGAAGCGCCGCCACGACGCCGCGCACCGCGCCGCCGAGCACGCGCATCCCGCGGGCACGGCACGAGCTGGCGGTGCCTCGTGAGCGCGCTCGCTGCCGTCCTGGCGCTGTTCTCCGTCCTGGTGCGGCTGGGGCTCCTCGTGGGCTTCCTGGTGTCCGTGGCGGGCATCGGGTGGCTGCTGTGGGACTGCACGTACGGGCCGTCGGCGCGGGCCGCTCGCGCGGCGCGGCGCCGGGCCCGCGGGGTGTGGATCTGATGCGGGCGCGGAAGCAGGTGCCGCAGCGGCCGGCGCGGCCGGCGCCGGAGTGCGAGGACTGCGGCGCGCAGGTCTGGTGGGCGTGGTCCCTGCACGGGAAGTGCTGGGTGGCCCTGGCGCCGGAGGCCTACCCGATCGAGGGCAGGAGCGGCACGTACGAGGTGTGGCGCGACCCGCATGGCGGGCTGCTGTGCCGGTACTCGGCGCCGGGTGAGCGCGGCGAGATGGACCGCCCGTTCCGGGGCCTGCACCACAACGCGCGCTGCGGGACCTGGGCGAGGGACGTGACGTCGGCACTCGCGAGGGAGGCCGAGGCCGCGGTGCCTGCGATGACAGACGGCGACCTGGCCGCGCTCGAGCATCGGCTCCGCGGTGTTCTGGCCACCGTCGCGGCCGAGGCGGAGCGTCGGCAGGGGGCGGCGTGATGGCCTGGATGATCCCTTCCGAGAACCGCATGGGCGGCGACTGGGACGCCCACCTCGTCGACGACGAGACCGCCCTGTGCACCGGCATCCCCGTGCATAGGTGCCGGTCGGCACCGAAGGGGCAGCCGCGCTGCCCCGAGTGCGTGGTCGCGTCGACACCGAAGGACGGCGGGCCACTGGACGCGCTGGACGTCACGGCGCTCCGGGCTCTGCACTCCCCGTTCCACATGGGCCGGATCCTCGCGGACCCGGTCGGCGAGGTCCGACGGATCATCGAGTCCCGCCGCGAAGGCACCCGGGTCGGCGGCTTCCAGGTGACCGCGGACTACCTGCTCGTCGGCCGCCGCTGGCCGGCCGGGCCGCGCCGCATCGGCTGGGCCTTCGTCCGGGTCCACGCCCAGAAGTGCGAGGACCGCGGCCTGCTCGCGGACCTGCTGACCGAGCTGGACCGGGTCCACGCGATCGAGAACGCCGGCGCGACCGGCGGCGTACGGGACGCCGCGATTTCCAGGGCCCTGAAGTGTGCCCGGTGGATCACGGCGCTCACCGACCACAGCTGGGCGATCGAGCCCGCACCGGAGCCCGCCGCCCCGCCAGAGCCTGTCCAGCTGACCATCGACGACTACTTCGCCACCCTCTAGGAGTCCCCATGTCCACCACGTACCCCGACATCGAGCTGACCGTCTACGGCACAGAGTTCACCCGCCTCCTCGAGGCGACCGCGCTCTTCCACGCCAACCCTCGCGACGACGACCGCAACGCCGTCGTGCGTTGCTTCGCCCGCCACGATGGCCTCACCCTCGTCGCCACCAACGGGACCGCGCTCGGCGCGGGCATCCTCACCCCGTACGTGCAGGAGGGCGCGGGTCTGTTCGCGATCACCGCCGCGCAGGTGAAGGATGTGCTCGCGGTCTTCAAGCGGCGTCTGCCGAAGGACGCCACTGCGGACGAGTACCTCCTGAGCGTCCAGGTCTCCGAGGACCAGATCCGTGTCGTCGACCGCTCGGACCTCTTCGACCACGGAGAGCTCACCCTCACCATCCCGCCGCCCGAGGATGGCGCGTACCGCGAGGCACCGGACGAGCAGGCCATGCGCATCGCCGCGATGCTGCGTCGCATCCTCCACGACCAGGCACCCCTGGACCTCTCCGACGGCTGCACGATGCCCCACGACCGCCTGACCCGCTTAGCCAAGGCCGCGCGGATCCTCGGCGGCGACCTCGCGCTCCGCCCGCAGGGCAACGTCATCGTCTCCCCCATCGGCGACACCTTCGTCGCAGTCACCGTCGTCCAGGAGATCGACCGCGAGACGCACCGCGCCCCGTTCCGTGACGAGGTGTCCGTGCGGGAGTGGATGCGTCGCGTCGACGACATGGCCGAGAGCGGGGTCCTGTGATGCGCGCCGAGATCTGGAAGGACCCCGCCGGCCGCTGGAACGCCGCCGTCTTCGAGAGGCCGGCCGAGGAAAACCGGGCCACGCCGCTCGGGCAGCGCATCCCGCACGAGATGCCGCTCGCACAGCAGCACTTCACCTCCCACGACGCCGCGCAGACCTGGGTGAAGGCCCTCCTTCTCGACGGCACCCCGTTCGAGATCGAGGCCCGCGCCGAGACCCTGCGCTGCCTCCTCGACCCGAACGTCGACGAGCTCCGCCTCGGAGAGCACATGGCCCTCTGGGGCGCCGCGCACGCCGACGACCTCGCCGCCGAGGAGACCCGCCCGGAGGACCGCTTCCGCGTCTACGGCGGCCGGGTCAACCACCTCACCCAGGCGATGGACGAGACCGAGGTCGTGGCGTGGTGCGGAATCGCTGAGCCGGTCGAGACGGCCCGCTTCGGCGAGGACCGCCCGGACTGCTGGCCCTGCAAGCGGCGGGCCGCAGCATGAAGGGCGAGTTCGTCGTGATCTTCCGGATCGAGGGTCTGATCTCCCCGCCGCGCATGCGCCGCATGGCGATGGACCAGATCACCCAGATCCGCCAGGAGCAGCAGATCACCCTGGACGAGAGTCGCTGGTCCTGGCACGTCGCGTTCCACGGCCGAGACCGGTACCTCGTCGCCCGCCACGCTGCGTCGACCACGGCCCCGCCGGACCTCGTCGAGCAGCGGGCGCACGACCTCGCCGAGGAAGTGCGTGGCCCGCTCCCGTCGATCGCCCAGCGCATCGAGGCGAGCATCGCCGCGTACGACGCCTCGGACATCGCGGACGAGCCGTCGGCACCAGGGGCGTGCTCGGTCGCCGGCTGCGATGCCAAGGTCAAGGCGCGCGGCATGTGCAACCGGCACTACCACCGCGCGCGGTCGTATGGCGACCCGACAGTGGCCCGCATCGCCTACAACGAGATACCGGCTCGTCTGGACGCGCTCGAGGACCTCCTCGCGCAGGGCGTCGATCGCGACCGGGCAGTCCAGCGCTGCGGCTGGAAGTCGTGGAGGACCGCGCTCAAGACCGCCAACAGCTCCGGACGCACAGAGCTTGTCGGGGAGCTGCGGCGCGCTGAACCCGCGGGGGCCGCCTCATGAACAAGGTCGCCCCGCTCGAGTGGATGGACCAGGCCCTGTGCCGCGAGGTCGACACCGACATCTTCTTCCCGACCAAGGGCGGCTCCACCGTCGCGGCGCGGAAGGTGTGCGGCAGCTGCCCGGTCCGCGCGGAGTGCCTCGAGCTCGCCCTGCAGGACACGCTCGACGGCATCTGGGGCGGGACCTCTCCGGCCGAGCGCAAGGCGATGCGGCGGAAGCGGGCGGCATGAAGGTCATCCACCTCATCCCCGACCAGCCCGGGCACACGACCGAGGAGCGCTGCCCCTGCGAGCCCCACACCACCGTCATCAAGCCGCTCGGCCAGCCGCCGACCGTGACTCTCACCCACCGCCACATCGACCAGGAGCAGCCGTGATGCCCACCGAGACCCTCTACATCGACCTGGACCACGCCAGCATCACGCTCACCCGCGAGGGCGTCGAGGTGACCGCCGAGGCCGGCACCGTCGTCCTCAACGGCGCGCCGGCCGCCTTCGAGCAGCTCGCCCAGAAGGCCCTGTCCGTCGTCTGCGCCGATGCGATCGAGCGGGGGCACCGGTGAGCGGCCGCCCCACCCCGACGCAGGCCCCGCACCCCGACCACGACCCCATCTGGGCCGTGAACGGCTTCGGCTGGAAGTGCATCTGCGGCGCCGACCTCCCGTCCAAGAAGTCCCTGAACGACCACATCACCACCACCACCAAGGAGTCCCGATGAAGATCCTGCCCCGCATGTCCAGCTACCAGCTCGCGATCCTCGGCGCCCTGCAGGGCAAGCCGATGTACGAGGGCACCGTCCCCGCGCACGTGAAGGCCCGCCGCCGCCGGCAGGCCAAGGCCGCCCGCATCGCCCGTCGCGCGCACCGGAAGGCGAACTGACCATGACCAAGCCGATCGCTCACCTCCCCTTCCCGATCCAGCTGTCCGCCACCTTCGGCGGCGCCACCCAGGTCCTCGCGACCGCGACCGTCGAGCTGCCGATCACCGTCACCGACGCCTCGCCCGGCCACGTCCAGCTCGTCGTGGACCCCGAGGAGCTCCGCGCCGCCATCCGCCGCGCCCTCAACGCCCTCGACGCCGAGACCACGAAGGAGACCTGACCATGGCCCACAGGATCGCCAAGCTCAGCTCGACGACGATCCCCCTCCGGGTGCAGGTCATCGTCGAGGACGACTGGGACGACGTCCACACCGGCGACGTCGAGATCGAGCTGGACGCCGTCGTCGACGACAACGGCGACGCCTACTTCGAGCCCCCCGAAGGCGCCATGTCCTCGGCCCTCGCCGAGTACCTCCGAGCGGTCGCGGACGTCATCGAGCAGAAGGGCGACTGATGGACCGCACCGGCCCCTGGGAAGCCGCCGCAGACGCCGTGCGCGCCTGCTACCGCGCCTCCCTCCTCACTGCCGCCGAGCTCATCCACAACGGACGGAAGCCCCGATGAAGACCCTCGCCCGCATCACCTTCGCCCTCGCGATCACCTCCGCAATCCTCGGCATCTGGGCGCCCATCGGCGCCCAGTGGCAGTGGGCCGTCGCCTTCGTCCTCCTCCTCTTCGTGGCCGCCGCGCTCGCCGCCCAGATGCGGAAGGCCGGCAGGGGCGGGGCCCTGCCTCCCGCTGCCCCGGGCGCGCCGCCCGAGGAGATCGGCGACGAGGAGCTCGAGACCGTCGAGCCCACTTCCGCCATCGACATGCTCGAGATCGAGCTCGCTGAGGCCACCTACCGTGACGCCTCGTACGCCGCGCGGGTCGCGCGGGTAAGGGCCTCGAAGCTTGAGGGGAAGCTCGCCGTCGCACGCACGAGCGGCGGAGACGAGGCCCTGATCAACGCGCTCGCGACGGAGGCGGCCCGGAGCCATGACCTGATGAACCAGGAGCTCGAGCGGGCACGCCGGGCATTCGACACCGTCAAGCACCTCCGATCCGGTGAGGAGGCCGGACGATGATCGTCGATCAGATCCTCGACGGCCTCGCGGAGGTCGCCGTGCTGATCCTCGCGGCCATCGGCGCCTGGTACGTCGTCATCGGGCGGGACCGTTGGGAGCGGGAGCTCGATGCGCTCGAGAAGCGCCTCCACCGTGCGGAGCGCGACCGCTACCCGCATCGGACGTTGCGGGAGCTGCACGAGAGCGATGAGGACTGATGGGCGCTCTCGAAGACGCGGCTCGCGACGGGGTCGAGCCCCTCGTCGCCGTGGCAATGACGGTCGCACCGGCCGACCGCACCTCCTACGAGCTGGACGACATGCACGAGACGGTCCGGGATCACATGGCCCTGATCGTCGCGGCCGCGCGGTACGCCGTCGAGTCGAAGCACCACCAGCACGGCGGCCGGTGCACGTGCGGCTTCGAGTCGGCCCGCGCGCGGTCGCACACCGAGCACGTGATGACCGAGTTCTTCGACGAGCTCGGGGTGGCCGCGCACGCGGTCAGGAAGGAGCAGGACCGTGGCTGACGACTGGATCCCCACCGAGCAGCAGGAAGCCTGGCAGGCCCTCGCGAACCGAGCCACCCTCGCGCCGTGGCGGGTCGGATGCGAGGGCAGCGAGGGATCGCGCGTGAACCGCGACAGCGGCGACCGGCGGCTCGACTCCCGCGCACTCCTCATCGTCAACGGCGCCGAGCAGCCACAGGAGCACTTCGACGCCGAGTTCATCGCGGCCGCCCGCACCGCCGTCCCGGCCCTCCTCGCCGCTCTCCGGGCCGCCGAAGACCGGATCGACGCTCTGCGCGATCAAGTCGGGATCGAGGTCCGCGCGCGGCAGGAGTGGGAGTCCAACGCCGAGCAGGCCGAGGCCACCATCGCCCGTGTCCGTGACGCCCTCCTCCCCCACGACGAGGGTCACGCGGACCGACTCGCGATGGACCCCGCCGACTGCGGGCCGCTCATCATCGACGACATCAGGCGCGCCCTGGCCGGCACCGAGACGGAGGAGACGCCGTGACCGATGAACGCCTCCCCCTGAAGCTGCTGACCATCCTGCATCCCGTCGCCTGCACGGAGTGCGGACGGAACATGCCCCTCGGGACGACCGCCTGCATCCCGGGGTGGGGCCAGATCGCCCACTGGGACGCCTGCCCCGATGAGGACAACGACTGGGAGGACGACGACTGGGAGGAAGGGGGATGAGCGGTCGACTGTGCCCCAGCTGCCTGGCCGGACAGCACCACCACGACCGGCACACCGGAGTTCTGGCTCCCGAGGGCACGGACGCCGGCTGCCCCTACCGGGTCGACGGGGCCGGGGACATCACGTGCTACTGCCCCGTCGTCCTCCCCCCGATCCCACCCCGCCCGCGCCACTGCCCCACCTGCACCTGCTCACCGAGGGAGTCCTGATGACCCACCGCCCCCGCGCACTGCGCGACTTCGCGATCATCCCCGCCTACGACGACGCCCGCGCATGGGCCGCGCTCGCCGCCGGCCCGCACGCCGCCGCGGTCAGGAGCCTGGTCAACGCCGACCGGCACCAGGTCTGGCCGTGGCTCCTCGCGAACGGGTTCCGCTACTACGTGCCCTCCGACTCCGCGCTCTTCCTCACGCCCGACGGACGCACGGTCTACCTCGAGCGGTACCTGATCCGCACGCCGTCCCCGTGGAACCGGGTCCAGCGATTCACCGGCTACGTCGTCACCCCCGATGGCTCCTCGGCCCGCCGGCGGACCGTCGGGTACCCCATCGCCCGGCCCCTGAGCCGGTACGCCCCCACCCTGGCCGCACTGATCGGAGCAGACCAGTGACCCCCCGTCTGCCGATCACCGACCCCCTCGTCCAGACGGCAGGCCGCGCGACCCTCGCTGAGCACAACCTCGCGGCCGGCATGTCGGTGGCCTGGGGCGAGCAGCCCGAGGCCGACCACTTCTTGCTGCACGGCACGGCCGCCGCGGTCCAGGTCGTCGAGGCCGCGATCACCAGCCCCGAGGCTGTCGAGGCCGCGGCCCAGGCCCTCGCCGGGATCCTCTGGAACGGCCAGTGGACGAACATCAGCACGGACGCCCAGGACCGATGCCGCGCCGACGCCCGGGCCGCGATCGAGGCCGCCATCGCCCACGCACACCAGGACACCCCGTGAGCACGCGGGCGCGGGCTGACCCTGTGCCGCTGACCTTCATGGAGGCCCGCGACATCCGCTGGAAGGCCCAGCGCGGCTACCGCGCCACCCCGGAGGAGACCGAGCGCCTCGCCCACGCGGTGATGCTCGCGTCCCTCAACGTCCACATCTGCACGATCGACGAGACCGGAGGCCTCGACTCATGACCACCATCTACGTCCCCACGCTGATCGAGTCCGCCGAGCAGGCCGAGAAGCTGCCCGTCGGAACGCTCGCTCGCCACGCCTCGGGCCCCGGTATGGACCACGCGCACAAGGTGTCTCCCATCGGCATCGACGTGTGGGTCGCTGTCGGAGGGAACAGCACGAACGCCTCGATGGTCGGCTGGACCGCCCTCGTGCCCGTCGAGGCCGAGGAGGAACACGACACGGACTGCGTCGACGTCCCCGGCGGGCGACCCATCCGCCGCCTCGTCACCCCCTGGGAGGAAGCATGACCACCATCTACGTCCCCACGCTGATCGAGTCCGCCGAGCAGGCCGAGAAGTTGCCGATCGGCACGGTCGTCCTCCACTACCCCCTGTCCCCGGGGATGGAGGATCAGGCGGGCGTCCGTGTCCGTGGCGGCTGGGAGTTCACCGGCACCAACCCCGACACCTTCCCCCACGCCGAGGCCGTCGGCATGCAGGCCCTCGTGCCCGTCGAGGCCGAGGAGGAGACCCGCACCGACCTGCCTGGGCGCCGCGGAGTCCATCCGGTGCGCCGGCTCGTCACCCGGTGGGAGCCGCAGGACGCCGCGCCGGCGGAGAACGGCGGAGGCGCCGCGCTCGCCGAGAGCAGCGGGGTCGTGCACCCGGATCCGCACCCGTACGCGGGACAGGTCGTCCCGCTGCTGGCGAAGGGCGCCGTGGTCGGTGGTGATCGACCGGCGGCGATGTTCGCCATCGAGGACTGGGCCGATCGCGTGTTCGGGGCGCCGTGGAACCACGGGTCCTCGCCGAGAGCCTGGCTGTTCCGTCTCCGCGCCCACGAGCTCGGGCTGCCGGTGACCGACGACAACGTCCTCTACGGCCGCCTCACGGGGATCCCGCTGCTGATCCACACGCAGGAGATCGATTGGAGCCGTCTGTGAGGGCTCAGCGCTCGCGCAGGGTCCGTAGCCGGTTCACGACCGCGGGCGAGTGCTGCAGAGCGGCCGGGCTCTCGAGGAGCCGATTCAGGCGGACGAAGTACCGCGTGGGCGTGAGCCCGGTGCGCTCGCGGATGCAGCGCTCCTTCGTGCCGACGAAGCGGTACGTCCGCGCCTCGATCTCGAGGATCGCGCGGTCGACGTCATCCAGCTCCTCCTGCGGCATGGCAGGAGGGTACAGCCCGGCCCAGACGGCCGGGAAGGCCCCGTGGACGCAGAGAGGAGGTGGACCAGATGCCGATGCAGGTGTGCGAGTCGTGTGACCGCGTGATCGATCCCGTTACCGGGGAGTGCAGGTGCAGCGCGTGATCGCGCGCTGCTGGACGATGAGAGGAGAGGCCGTTGGCCTGGTTACGGACGGGTGATGATGCAGCGACGGACGAGCGAGTGCTCGCCGTCGCCGAGCTGGACGATGCTGACGAGCGCAGCGTCGACGAGGTCTTCGGCTTCGTTACCCGGCTGTTCATCCAGGCCGCTCAGAAGAAGAACGACTACCAGGTCAGCCTCGGCACGGCGATCCTGCTGTCTCCGCACCGGTACGGGGTCCTGCTGGACCAGGCGCAGCGCGCCGGGCTCCTCGAGGTCGTCGCCGAGGAGGGCCGGAAGATCATCCGGCTCGTCGAGGATGCCGAGTTCTTCCACCTCCGCTCCCGCGAGACGATGCAGTGGGAGGCTGACCGCAAGGCGGACACCTCGAACCTCGAGCTGGTCCTCCCGGTCCGTCTCCGCGATGGGGACGCCTGCCGCTACTGCGGCAACGTCGTTGCCTGGGGCGACCAGAAGGGCGGCCGCGGCGGGACCTACGACCACCTCATCCCGGGGCAGCGTGCGCGCACCCCGGACGAGCTGGTCGTCGCCTGCCGGGCCTGCAACGGCGGCCGGCGTGACGCCAAGGAATCGCGCGATCACGCCTACACGCTGTTCCCTCCCCCGCGGGATCCGTACTTCTCGAAGAGCACGATCACGTGGCTCGAGCAGCACGGGTCGAACCTCACCCAGCTCGGCCTCACGGTCCCGAAGCGCCCTCGGGGCGCCCGGGATCGGCGTCCGGGAACCCAGACCCGCACAGACCTCGATCGGGCCGCTCAGCGGCCCGCGGCCGGCCCTGAGACCGCAGAGCACGCGGCGCCCGCACCCAGCGGCGACCAGCGATCTGCGGCCTCCCGCCCGCGCCCTGCGCACGCGGCGCCTCACACCAGCGGCGAGCAGCGAGCAGGAGCAGCGACGGAGGCACCCTCACGGCCCGCCACCGACAGGCACCAGCGACCCGCGGCAGCCGCCGAGCACCCTGAGACTGCGACCTCGACACCCAGCGAGGGAACGCGCTCAGGTCACGGCTCAGCGCTGCACGCGGGGCCCGCGGGTCCGTCTGAGGTCGGAACTGAGTTCCCGCAGAATCCCGGCGCGACCAGGCGAAAGACGCCTGACCAATCGCTTCCGGATTCTGAGGCTGACGGATCCGGATTCTCCGGGTCGGGTCGGGACGGGACGGGCCGGGTCGGGTCGGGACGGGACGGGGGCCCGCGCCCGCAGGGCGCCCCTGCTGCATCCCCTGGTGGTCGTAGACGCAAGCGTGGTCGAAGGAGGAAGAGCTGATGATGCTGGATCCCAGGGTGAACGGATACCTGAGGCTGATCAACCAGCTGCAGACTGCGGTGGTGGCACTTCGGGGCTGGCCGAAGCAGCGTGCCGAGGGCCCGTCCGGGTCTGGTCCGAGCTCGTCGGTGCTGATCAATGTGACAGCCGTCGACCTCGCTGACCAGATCCACGCGGTGCTCGTGGCGCTGGGCGAGCGGATCGCCGAGGAGCGTGGCATCGCGCGGCCCGACATCCGGTGGTCGACGTGGGCACGGACTCCGGCGGGCACACGGTATGCGACGGGCGGGAACACGGCGCTCGTCGCGGGGTGGCTGCGGCGGCACGGCACCTGGATCGTCGAGCAGGGCTGGTGGTCGGAGGACGACGGCGCGCGGGATGAGCTCGTGGCCCACCTGGCGAAGGCGAAGAAGGTCCTCGGCGTGTGGCGGCCGCCGGCGTCGCTCGTGCATCTGGCCATCGAGCACGCGGCCGCTGGTGCCTCGAGGCAGGAGGTGGAAGATGCACGCGCAGAGGACCGATGAAGGCCTGGTGGTCGACCGCGCGTGGATCACGCGGATGTACGGGCTCACCCCGGAGTGGTGCAGGAAGGCACTGCCGGTGCACGCCTACGACCAGGGCCGCGCGCTGCACCTCATCACGCCCGAGGTGGCCCGTCGATTAGCGACGACCCGGCGCCGGCGACGTCGAGGCGGTGCCCGATGACCGATCTCGAGGTGGCGCTCTGGGCCGTCGCGATCGCGGCCTGGTCCGTGGCGATCGGCGTCTTCATCGTCGAGGACGAGCATCGGCGAGGCGGTCGCGTGCCGGTGGTCGAGCCGGTGTGGGACTTCCTGACGGCGGCGGTCCGTCGTGTGGGGAGGTGGTGCGCTGGCAGGGTGCACAGGCGGTGACTCGCCGCAGGTGCCGGGAAATGCTTGACGTTATCCCACCCTTATCCCATGCTGATCGTGATCTTGGTGAACTGCACCCACGGCCCGGCCGCTTCGGCGACCGGGCCGTTCGCATGCCGCCAGGCGACCGACTTCCCCGGGGACCCCCTGCCCCTGGGGAGCCAGGGTCGAGACCCAGCATGGTGCGCTCCCCTGGCGCTGTGGCTCGGCGGCTGAGGACCGACTCCCCTCGGCTGCCGAGCCGCATCGCTCTCCTGCTCGAGGAGGTGGGATCGATGGCGTCCTCGACGCAGCACATCCGCTCCGGCCGCGGGCACCGGACCTACCGGCGCCAGCGCGACATCCTCGCCAACCGGTACCGGCGCAACGGCTGGCCGTGCCCGGAGTGCGGCCGGCCCTTCGACTGGGCCCACCCGCAGTCCGCCCAGGGCTTCACCGCTGACCACCCGCGAGCCCTGGCCACCGGCGGCAAGCTGATCGGTCAGCAGCTCGTGGCCATGTGCCGAGGATGCAACGCCCGCAAGGGCGCCACCGTCATGCCGGTCATCACCCCGGCCACGCTCCCCGAAGGAGACCAGACCCCATGAGCCGATACGTGATCGAGGGCGTGCTGCGCGACCTGGCCGACGGCAAGGACGTGATCATCACCGGGCCGACCTATCGAGAGGCCGAGGAGCTGCACCGCCAGATCGTCGCGGCGGCCGATGAAGAGGAGTGGCAGCGGATCTTCCGGGCCAACGGCCTCGCCTCGGCCACCCACTTCGGCGGCGGCACGGTGCAGCCAATCACCTCGACGCCGAGCCTGCGGGGCCGGAGTGCGGATGTGCTTCTCGTGCTGCAGGCGCGCCTCCTCAGCCAGGAGCAGAGGCGGGAGCTCCGTACTGCCGCTGTCGCTCTCGGGGCCGAGGTCCAGGAGGTCGCCTGACCTGCGGTTTCATCTCGGGTCCGGGACCCCACCCCCGTCAGAATCTTCGGGTGGGGTCGCGCTGCCTCGCTCCCGGGCCGGCGAGGCATCTCTCTCTCCGACACGCATAGTGTCTGACACTTTCTGCCCCCTGACCTGCACCGATGGTCGGTTCGGAGGTGTGCTGTGGCGAGGGAGCTGAAGCCCTGTGGGACCACCGCGGCCTACAAGCGGCACCGCCGACGCGACGAGGAGGCCTGCGACGCCTGCAAGAGGGCCGTCCGGGACGAGAAGCGGGCCCGGCGCGCGGCCACGCTCGCCGAGCAGGCCGAGATCCTGAACGCCGAGGACGCCCCGGTGCGTGCTCGGCTCGCAGAGCTGCGCTGGCAGGCGGAGCTGCTGCGGGACTCGATCGTCTGGGCCACCACGAACAGCCCCGCGCGCCTGCCCTCCCTGATGAAGGAGCGTCGCGAGACGCTCGCCGAGATCGAGCGGATCGACGACGGCGACGAGTCCCAGGAGGGCGGTGGCCTCGGTGAGTTCCTCTCGGGATCGCACAGCGGACCTCTCAGTCTTGTCGGGAGCCCAGCGCCCTCGGATCGAAAAGAGGCCTGAGGCCGCCGGCACCTACGGCCCCCGCGTGACCGCGTTCGCGGCCGCCTGCGGCGTCCACCTCGACCCGTGGCAGTCCTACGTCATCGACGCGCTGTTCGCCGTCGACGCGGCCGGCCAGTGGGCCGCCACGGAGTTCGGGCTGCTGGTGTCCCGGCAGAACGGCAAGGGCGAGATCCTCGTCGCCTACGACCTCGCGCACCTGTTCCTGTTTCCTCGCCCGGACAACCGGCCGAAGATGATCCTCCACACGGCGCACGAGATGAAGACCGCGATCAACGGCTTCCAGCGCCTCAAGGGCGTCGTCGAGTCCCACCCGCAGCTGATGCGCCGCGTCCACCAGGTCTACACCGCCAACGGCCAGGAGGGCATCATCCTGCGGCCCCGCAAGGGCCAGACCCTCCCCGACCAGATCCGCTTCGTGGCCCGCTCGAAGAACAGCGGCCGCGGCTTCTCCGGTGACGTCCTCGTCCAGGACGAGGCCCAGGAGGAGTCCCAGGCGGCGCACAACGCGCTGACCTACACGCAGTCCGCCGTGCCGAACCGCCAAGAGCTGTTCATGGGCACCGTCCCCGAGGAAGGCGTCAACGACTCCGAGGTCTTCGAGGGCGTCCGCGACCGCGGCCGCTCCCCGAAGCCGTCCCGCACCGGGTGGATGGAGTGGACGCCCCACGACTCCGAGGACCCGGAGATCGCCGAGACGATCGACCGCGCCGACCCCCACGTGTGGGCCGCCGCGAACCCGGCCGCCCCGCACCGCATCCACTGGGACACGATCCAGGACCAGTACGAGCGCGACACCACCCCCGGCAAGGAAGCGTTCGGCCGAGAGCGCCTGTCGATCTGGCCGAACCGGCCCGAGGGCGCCGACGACTCCAACAGCGACGTCGACATGTCCATCTGGAACGCCCACGAGATCGACGCATGGCTCACGCGGCGCGTCGCGCTCGCCGTGGTCATCGGCCGCGGCGGAGGGTACTCGTCGATCTGCGGCGCGCAGCGGCTCGACGGCGGCGAGATCCTCGTCCAGCACCTCGCGACCAACGCCGGCACCCTGTGGATCCCCGAGGAGCTGAAGACGCTGCGCCGCAAGCTCTCCTCGCGCCTGATCGTCCTGGACGAGAAGAACGCCGCGACGATCACGAGCGACCTCTCGCGCGCCGGCCTGCGGTACATGGCGATGCACATGTCGGAGGTCGCCGCCGCGTTCGACATGACCGTCGAGTACATCAACGGCGGCGTGATCGTGCACCCGCCGCAGCCGGAGCTGACCGATGCGCTCGAGGCCGCTGTGCCCCGCGTGATGAACAAGGGCCAGAACCTCAAGACGTGGGACCAGGGCGACCCCCTGGTGCCGTCCTCCGCCGTGCAGGGCATGTCCCTGGCGGTGTGGGGCCTGAAGAAGTCCGAGTCCCAGCCGACCACCTCGGCGGCGCCGGCACCACAGGTGCTGACCGCTGAGGCCGGGCCCGCCCATGACGGCATGGACGTCCTGACCATGCGCTTCTGAGAGGAGGTCCCGTGGCATCTCCCCAGACCGAGGTCGGCTACGTCACCGGCAATCTCGCGGGCTGGTCCGATCTCGAGCCCGGCATCGACGAGAACCCCGCGCTGATCTTCCCTCAGTCCGTCGGCGTGTACGCGCGGATGCGGCGCGAGGAGACCCAGGTCCAGTCCGTGCTGAAGGCCGTGAAGCTGCCGATCCAGCGCACGGCCTGGCACCTCGACCCCAACGGAGCCGACGACGAGGTCGTCGGCTTCGTCTCCGAGAACTTGGGCCTGCCGATCGCCGGCCAGCCCGCGCAGCCCACCCGGCGCCGCAAGCGGTTCTCCTGGGGCGACCACGTCCGCCTCGCCCTAACGGCCCTGGACTTCGGCTTCGCGGCCTTCGAGCAGGTGTACCAGCTCGGCGACGACGGCCGCCTCTGGATCCGCAAGCTCGGCTACCGGCCGCAGGCCACGATCTCCAAGATCAACGTCGACCGCGACGGCGGCCTCTCCTCCATCGAGCAGAACGCCTCGACCGGGTCCGCGAAGATGACCGCCGACCGGCTCGTCGTATACGTCTCCGAGCGCGAGGGCGCGAACTGGGCCGGCGTGTCCATCCTCCGCCCCTCGTACAAGCCGTGGCTGCTGAAGGACCGCCTGCTGCGCGTCCAGGCCACCACCATCGAGCGCAACGGCATGGGCGTCCCCGTCTACACCGCCCCCGACCTCTCGACCCTGGGGCTCATGGAGGACGAGCAGACGAAGCGACAGCAGGCCGAGATCGAACGCGGCCTCGAGATCGCGCGCAGCTTCCGATCCGGGGAGACGGCCGGCGCCGCGATCCCCTTCGGCGCGAAGCTCGAGCTCGTCGGCGTCAGCGGCTCCCTGCCCGACGCCGACAAGCCGATCCGCTACTACGACGAGCAGATGGCCCGCTCGGCCCTCGCGCACTTCCTGAACCTCGGCACGCAGACCGGCAGCTGGGCGCTCGGCACCACGTTCGCGGACTTCTTCACCCTGAGCCTGCAGACCGTCGCAGAGCAGATCGCCGACACGGCGACCCAGCATGTCGTCGAGGACCTCGTCGACCTGAACTTCGGCGAGACCGTCCAGGCGCCCCGGATCACGTTCGACGAGATCGGCGCGCAGACCCCGGCCACCGCCGAGGCCCTGCAGTCCCTCGTGCAGACGAAGGTCATCCGCCCCGACGAGAAGCTCGAGCAGTTCATGCGCCACCGCTACGGCCTGCCCGACGCCGACCCGGAAACCGCCCGCGAGATCGGCACCACCGGCGTGCAAGGCGCCCAGACCCCCCAGGAAGGAGGCGACGATGCCGCGCCCGCTCCGTGACCGCTTCAACCTCGCCCCCGGCAAGCAGAAGACCCCCGTGCTGGCATCAGTCCCCACCGCGACGGAGGGGGCCGACGCCGGGACCGCGGTGATGCGCATCTACGACCCCATCGACTCCTGGGGCGACTGGTTCGGCCTCTCCGCGAAGGAGTTCGGCGCCGCGCTCGACTCCCTGCCCGACGACGTCGAGCACATCGAGCTGCACCTCAACTCCCCCGGCGGGGAGGTCCACGAGGGCCTCGCGATCCTCAATCAGCTCCGGCAGCACAAGGCCTCGGTGACCGTGGTCGTCGACGGACTCGCCGCCTCGGCCGCGAGCTTCATCGCGATGGGCGCCGACAAGGTCCTCGTGGCCCCGAACGCCGAGCTGATGATCCACAACGCGTGGGCCTTCGCGCTCGGCGACACCGACGACCTCCGCAAGGCCGCCGACGACCTCTCCCGCATCAACACGAACCTGGCGCGGATCTACCAGGGCCGCGCCGGCGGGACCGTCGACGACTGGCTCGAGGCCATGGCCGTCGAGACCTGGTACTCGGACGAGGAGGCCGTCGCTGCTGGCCTGGCCGACGCGATCCTCGCCCAGGAGCCGGAGACCCCCGCGGAGGCGCGCTTCAACCTCGGCGTCTTCGCTCACGCGGGACGGGCCGCCGCGCCCTCCCCCTACATCCCCCGCGGCGCCGCCGCGGCCGTGCCCCCGGCGGAGCCGGCGGTCACCACCCCCCAGGAAGGATTCGACATGCCGAACCTGACCCAGGAGCTCCGCAACCGCCTCGGCATCGCCGAGAATGCGCAGCTCACCGAGACCGAGCTGCTCGCGGCTCTCGACGAGGCGCTCGAGGAGCGCGCGGAGCCCGCCCCCGCGGCGGCCTCCGCGCAGCTGCCGGAGGGCGTGACCCTGATCGACGAGCAGCAGCTCGCCGACCTCAAGGCCGCGGCCGAGGACGGCCGCGCCGCCCGCGCGCAGCAGACCGCCGACCGCCGCCGCGGCATCGTGAATGCGGCCATCAAGGACGGGAAGATCCCGCCCGCCCGCGCCGAGCACTGGCTGGCGCAGCTCGAGGCCGACGAGGAGGGCGCGCTCGCCGTGCTCAACAGCCTCCACGCCAACACCATCCCCGTCGCGCCGCTCGGCGAGTCCGCGGGCGAGGGCACCACCGCTGAGGACGCCGCGTACGCGGCCGTCTTCCCGACCAGCAAGGAGGCCTGAGATGGCCCAGTACCTGCCCCTCTTCCGCCCCGGCCAGACCGTCACCTTCGACGTGACGGCGGACGTCGTCGGAGGCACCCCCGTCCAGGTCGGCACCGCCGACCGCTCCGTCGCCCCTGCCGCCGCGGCGACCACGTCGTACGTCGGCATCGCCGGCCACGACGCCGCCGTCGGCGACAAGGTCACCGTCGAGGTCACCGGCCCCGTCCACGAGCTCACGGCCGCCGGCGCGGTCGCTCGGGGCGCGCAGGTCGAGGCCGCCGGCAACGGCGCCGTCCGCACCGCCACCACCGGCACCGTCATCGGAACCGCCCTGTCGGCGGCCGTCGACGGCGGCCTCGTCCAGGTCCTGGCCTGAGAAGGGAACCACGAACATGAAGACCTACCCCTACTCCCCGAGCCAGCTCAACAGCGCCACCGCGCTCGAGCTGCTCGCCTTCCTCAAGTCGCCGACGATGGTCGCGCGGCGCCTCGGCGAGATCCTGCAGGCCCAGCAGTTCATCGGGAACTACCTGCTCGCCGGCCGCTACACGCTGCAGGGCGGCGCGCTCGCCGTCCCGGTGAACGAGAAGATCCGCACCGACCGCTCCTCCGAGGTCGTCGCCCCCGGCGCCGAGTACAAGCTCACCCCGCTCTCCCAGGAGCAGTACGAGATGTACACGACCTCGAAGGACGGCATCGCCACCGAGGTCACCGACGAGGAGGTGGGCCGGTCTCTGCGGCAGCCGATCGACGACGCGTTCCTGCTCCTGCAGACCGAGCTCGTCTTCGGCGCGAACGAGACCGCCATCGGCGTGATCAACAGCTCGATCACCCAGACCCTCGCCGCCGGCGCGGCGTGGACCAACGGCAAGCAGATCCTGAAGGACGCGCTGCGCGTGCAGGCCGCCGCCCGCCGGCTGAAGCTCGGCTACAGCATCGACACCGTCGTGCTGAACGGCGAGCAGTACGCCGAGGTGATCCCGGAGCTGCTCGACGTCCTCCCGGACAACGACGACACCGCCCGCAGCGGCGACTTCCCGCGGATCGCCGGTCTCACCTGGATCTCGTCCGACGACGACCAGTTCTCGGACCCGCTGTTCGTGGACCGCCGCCGCCTCGGCGGCATCGGCCGCGAGAGCATCCCGTCGCCGGAGTACCGTCCCGTCGGCAACGACACCGGCGTCGAGATCGCCCCGATCCGTGAGCCGAAGGCGGACAAGACCCGCCTGCAGGCCCGCAACCCGCACGTGCCCGTCGTGACGAACCCGCTGGCCGGGTTCCACGTGACCGGAACGGGGGCCTGAGCATGAGCTACAAGGTCACCGCGCCGGTCGTGAAGGTCTCCATCGGCTCGCTCGACGGCAACCGCGTCGCGCGGATCCTCCGCGCCGGCGCGATCGTGCCCGAGGGCGTGGCCGAGGAGTCCCTCGACCTCCTCGCCGCGCGCGGCCTCATCGAGGCCCTGCCCGAGCCCGACGTCGACCCTGAGGCCGACCTCGACCCCGAGACCCTCGGGGACCGAGGTGGCGCGCAGGGCGAAGAGCAGCCCACCCCGCCGCCGAAGACCGGCAAGGGCTCCGGCCCCGAGGCGTGGCGTGCCTACGCCGAGAAGGTCGACGTCGAGGTGCCGGCCGATGCGTCTCGCGAGGACGTCATCGCCGCGGTCGACGCGGCTGGCAAGCCCACCGAGTGACGAGAGGGGGCGAGCATGGCTGACAACCCGCTGCTGACCGAGGAGGATCACAAGCTCCTCCCCGGGCTCACCGACCCGTGGCTGTCGATCTTCATCGATGCCGCGAACAGCGCGGCGGCCCGGCTCGCCCCCTGCGTCACCGAGACCGGTGCCGATTCCGGTCTCCGCGCCGAGGCCAAGCTCATCGTGCTCCGCGCGATCGAGCGAGTCCGCGGCACCCCCGAGTACGCACGATCCCAGACCGCCGGCCCGTTCAGCATCACCTACATCACCGGCGGCCGCGGGATCCTCGACAAGGACGACCGGGCCGCCCTGCAGGACCTCTGCGAACGGACGGGAGCCGGCAGTGCACGCGGGTCCTTCCCCGAGCCCGACAACTACGATCCCCTCTTCGCGCGGCCGGGCCGCCGAGGGTGGTGGTGACGATGGCATGGTCCACGATCGACGCCGTCGAGCATCACCCGCACCTCGGATGGGTCGAGAACGAGCGCGGCGAGGAGGTCGAGACCTGGGGCCCCTGGACGTCCGTCCCTGACGGAGTCTGGGCGCCCGGGTCGACGTCGGAGGACCTCGCCGAGGGGCACCGCATCACCTCCGACGGCACGCTGCTGTTCGTCCGCGAGTTCCGGTACACGTCCTTCGACGAGTTCCGCATCAACGGCGACAAGTACCAGGTCGTCGGGCATGCCTCGACGATCCGGCGGAACCCCTTCACCGGCACCGTGCTCGGCACGGACATCGCGCTCAGGGCGGTGAGGTGATGGTCAACATCAAGGTCGGGGTGCGGCTGAAGCTGAACCAGCCTGCGATCAAGGCGATCCTGACCCAGCCCGCCCTGTACGACGACATGCGGCGCCGTGCCGAGCGGATCGCGAAGGCGGCAAACGCGGGCGTGGCCACGAGGCCCGGCGAGGAGAAGCCGTACCTCGCGACCGAGCTCGTGCTCGAGGAGCCTCGCGCCGCGGCGTCGGTGATCACCCGCACGGCCCGTGGGAAGCGGGACAACCTGCGCCGCGGGACGCTGCTGAAGCACCTCGACGAGGGGCGGTGAGCATGCCGTACCCGAGTGTCGACGGCGGTGTGGCCGCTGTCGTCTTCCCCGATCCGATCGTCATGGTCCGCGGGTGGCTGCGCCGCTTCGTGGGCCTCGAGCGGGTCTACCTCGAGCAGCCGGCTGACTTCGAGTCGAAGCTCCCGTTCGTGATCGTGCGGGAGTCCGGCGGACCGGGCGTCCATGACCGCGTGTACGCCCGTGTGCGGCTTCAGTTCGAGGTCTGGGCCCAGGACTCCATGGAGTCCGCGAAAGGCGCTCAGAACGCCGCCGCGCTCCTGCGGGCGTGGCCTGAGTACGAGGACGTCTGGAACCCCCAGATCATCCAGGACCCCACCTACATGCCGGACCCCGACACGGGGATCCCGGTGCACAGGCTCGCCGCCGAGATCTCCTTCGTCGGTGAGGCCACCACCATCCTCTCTTCCGAAGGAGCATGACCATGGCTGAAGGCACCGCCGCAGTCTCCGCCGCCAAGCCGATTACCGCGCGCGGCGGCATCCGCCGAGCCCCGCTCGGCACGACCCTGCCCGCCGACGCCGTCGCCGCGCTCGACGCGGCGTTCGAGGCGCTCGGCTACGTGACCACCGATGCGGTCACCCAGACCACCAACCGCACCGCCGAGGACGAGTACGCCTGGGGCAACGTCGTCGTGGACACCCACGAGACCGAGTACGGCGTCGTCATCACGTTCACGCTGATGGAGTCCTCCAACGCCACTGCGCTGAAGGCCATCGTCGGCGAGGAGAACGTGATCGTCACGCCGGCGACCACCACCCACGGCGCTCAGATCGAGGTGCGCTGGAAGTCCGGCCTGCCTCCGAAGGCCGCGTACGTGATCGACATGCTGCGCGTGAAGGGCGGGACCCACCGCAAGGTCGCCCCGTCGGCCCAGCTGGTCTACTCCGGCGACGTGCAGTACGTCGACTCCACCTCGATCAAGTACAGCGTCGAGCTGCGCTGCCACGTCGACGACGAGGACGTCCCCGTCTACGACTACTTCGACGACGGCGTGCTGCTGCCTGCCGGCGGCTGACCCAGATCGACCTGGCTCCGGTCCTCGGCTCGCCGGGGCCAGGTCTCCCCCCTTCCCAGAGCCGACCCACGGCACCCCATCCCGGGGTGCCGTTCCTGTATCCACACCCTGAGGAGCTGTCGTGGCTGAGCCGAAGTCCAAGC